ATGTTTATATTAAAGCAGAACAGAAAGAAAAGAGTTTAGGAATAGAAGATGTTACTGATATTAAATTAGAACAATCATTAGAAGAGATAAATAATGCAAAAAAGAAAGTTTCTGAACAATATAAAACTATATTAGAAGACCGCATTCCTAATATTAAAAGACTTCGAAGAGAAATTAAATCAGAAGAAAAAGAAAAGAGAAAAGATATACCAAAGGCTACTCCTCAAAAAACTGAATTAGAAGAACAATTTGATAGACAAAAAGAAGAGTTAAGCGATGATACTTCTGAATATAGAACTACTAATATAGAACACCTTGAATCACTAAGAGATGATGCATGGACTAAAGATTTCAAACAACAATTAATTAGAATTGAAAATACTAATAAAAAATTAGATGAAGCAAAACAAATTACCGATGAAGAAGAGAGGAAAAAAGAAACTCAAAAAATAAGACTAGAACTTAAAAATCTTGTTGATTCAAAAAACAGAATGTTAGGGAGAAGACTTCCAGAAATACTAGGAAAAATAGATAATGCTATTAAAAGAGTAAGAACGGAAATTAAAACATCTGATGTTGATGAAACAAGAAGAAAAGAATTAGAGGAATTATTAGAACAATATACTAAGAAAAAGGAGGAAATAAAGAATGAATGGAAACAATAATATTTGGAGAGAAATAATTAAAGTAGATGAAGGACTACTTCGTAAAGTAAATCCAAAACAAAAGAAAAAGATTAAAAAATTAGTTCAATCATCTGAACCAAGCGAATATATGGGGCAGGATTTTACTAAGTTAAGTGATTTAATTACAGAACTTAAAAGTGTTGATGTAATGAAATCAGACAAGAAATTAAAGAAGAAAATGGGAAAAATAGATGAGGCCAATGTTCTTCTTACTACTAAAGCCTCAGAACTAAGAAAAGAATATGAAACTCTATATCGTCAATTAAGAGGTATGGTTTATCCAAAAAGCAAAGGCGATTTAGGAGATGAAAAAAATGAGTGAAGAAAAAGAAATGTTACTACTAATGAAAGAATTAGTAGAAAAAGTAAAGAAATTAGAGAGTGCGGTTTATAACGACGATAATCTATTAATGAAATCAGGTTATGTTGTTGCTGCTACCCCGACTCCAGTTATTTCTGTAAGTGAAGATGTAGCAGATGATAAAATAGCAAAGATGGATTGGAATGAAATCAATGATATGGTTTCAAAAATAGAAGGTGGTTTCTGATGGATGATTTATTACCAAAGAAAGTATCTAAAGAAGATAAAATCAATGAGTTAATTGATATTGCTGTAACTAAGGCTAAAGAAGCAGTAGAAGAAATAGGTAATTTTAATGAAATACCTGTTGAAGAAACTGTAGAAGTAGAAGGCGAAACTGTAGAAGTTAAAAAGCCTAAGAAAAATCCTTCGGAAGAAAAAGTAGATGAATTAGAAGGAATTAGACCTGCTTTTGGAAAGGAATAATATGATTGAAAAGGGCGTCTTTGTTGGTAAACAAAGCAAAGCATTGGCGAAGCGTATCTTAGATTTTTATGAAGATGTAAGATATAATTATTTATCAGCAAAAGAAGACCCTAAAGAATATAGAAAGTCATGGATTGAATCAGTTAAAAAAATTAGAAAGGACTACGATGGATTAGGAGATTTTTCTGCTTTATTAAAGAAATTTATTGAAGAAGAAAATTTATTTAGTAAAAATACATTAAATCCTGAATCGTATGATGCAAAAAAATTATATGATTCAATTAAAGAAATGCGGTTTAATTCTGATGAGTTAAATGACCCATTCGCTAAACAAATGGGCGATAATGTTATAGAAAATTTATTGGAGTCTCCCTCTATATATGCTATGTTCATACACTATGCTATACGCGCACACCCGCATAGTATTAAATCATCTTCTTGGGAGAAGCACGATTTGAAACCAGATAAATTAACCAATGGTGTAGAAGGATTAGATTTAGCGGTAAACGATGTTCCGTTATATATCATTGAACATTATGGTGATGGTAAAGACAATAAAAGGGTAGAAGATAAGTTTGAGGCAGCATTGAAACTTTTGAAGAAAGTTTACTTAGAACAAGGTTCAGAAGAAGAATGGGATAAATTAGTTGATTTTGATTTAAAAAAGAGTGAAGAGGAAAAGGCAGAAATAGATTTCATAATTCCAAATAAACCAATGTACAGAATATTTGAAGTAAACGACATTAATGACTTAAAAGGATTTAGTGGAGAATGGATAGTTCAAGAAAAATATGATGGAATAAGAATACAAATACACAAATCTAATGGAGGAGTCAAAGTTTATACTTATAATCAAAAAGACATTAGTAAAAAATGCGAAGATATAATTAAATTAATGAAACAAAAAAAGTTTGGAGAAATGATTCTTGATGCAGAATTAATTTTATATGATAATAAAGAACCTTTGCATAGAGCAGATACAATAGCACACTTATTCAAAGATAAATACAAAGACGCTGAGTTAAGAGCAAAGGTCTTTGATATTATGAACCATGATGGAGATAATCTTGC